GCCAGGCACTTGAGCCTCTGGCTCGGTGCTGTGCCTCCTCAGATACGCCAGTGTGATGTACCAGCACAACCGAGCAATCAAACTCTTGCATGATAGTGGCGCAGGCATCGAGCATGGTCTTGGCATCCTGTGCGCTGTTCTCATCACCATTTAAGAATCGATGCAATGTATCAACTACTATTACCTTTGGCGGGACTGGCAAGGCTCTAATGTTCTCAACAACCTTTAGCATACCTTCAGGCATATTCAGATCAGTGCCACTCTTTGATAGCCACATCTGCGCCTCTTCGACGTTGTGATGCTGCATCCAAGCCGCGATCCTGCTCCGTAGGCCATGATGACCTTCACCAGCCAGGTAAACCACCGGAACTTGTTTGGTTCGATGATCGCACCAGTTGCGATGTTCCATGTGAATCGAAGCCAGCCTCAAACACCAGTCCAGCACCAAGAACGTCTTGCCAGAGCCAGACGGCCCATGAACCATCATTAGCGCATTGTTCTGCATCCAGCCTTTAATCAGCCACGAGATTGGCTCAGGCTTATTTCTAAAGTCATTGGTGGATACCAGCCAGTCGTGCGCTATCTTTGGCGGATCGAGAAGCTCAAAAAGATCATTCCCGCTTAACAGATAGTCGTTCGCGTCGCCGTTGACGGGTGGCATGATGACGCTAACGCCGAACTTCGCTGACGCTTGATCGGCATAGTTGCGACCAACGCCGCTACTATCATTATCGGCCACGACTATGATGCGTTTAGCGGCTCCATATCGATCCCTGAGCCTCTCGACCACCAAAGGTATGTTAGACGCTGAGTATGTGATGTAGCACGTCCTGTGCATCGTCTCAGCGATTGTCGATGCGGTTGCAAAGCCCTCTGCCACATATATATGATCATTATCATTATTCCCGACAGACCAATACGATCCACCAGTCTTGCCTCCGGCGTGGTAGAGCTTGTTGCCGGAACCGTCGATGTATTGCAATGTCGTCAACTCACCTTCGGCGTTATATAACGGCACAATGAGCCTACCGTCGCCAGTCACTCTGGCCCCGTTCGGATTAATCTTCTTTTTGGATAGGTACGGATGATCAGAGTTAGCGTCGGCGGCCTCAGTCCATATCTTATGGACGACCTCCGAGACATTCTCGGACATTATCTTCTCTTCTGCTTCGCGAACTTTTCTGGCCTGCTCAATCTTTCGAGAGAAGGCCATCTCTTCGTAAGGCGCGAGTTTCCTACCAATGTCAGCAATGAATTTATGCTCCAAGCCAAGCCGCCAATCACCAAACTTACCAGCAGGAATACCGTCAGGATAAACGATATACCAGCCGCTTTTATCACCGAACCCAGAACGCCCTTTAGTTCCAGAATTGAATCTGTGAATCTTGCCATCGAGATTTATCTCCTTCGGTGGCTCCAAGCCAGCCTCAATGATCGCGTTTCTAAGCTGTATCTCTGGCGAATCTTGTGGCTTACTGTTCTGCCAAATGTCTCTTATATTAGCCATGATTTAGCCCCGGACAAGTTGCTGAGAAATACTCGGATAGCTTGTTTACGGTGCTAATCGTTGGATCAGGCGACCTACCAGAAGCGATGTTTCTTAGCGTCGAGTAACCGATCCCGGTTCGACGGCTCACCTCTTTCAGATTCCGATCAGATAATAAGTCTTTGATTTCGTTAATTTCCATACGTTTCTCCATTTTAATGACGCTTTTTTTCTATCTTAAAACACTAAAGAGTCTACAATCAATTGCGAAAGGAGACAACCATGAAAGAAATAATTGCTTTTTTGGCTATGTTCAACCTGCACTATCCGCCGGAGACGGTGATCACTTCAAGCAACGCCACATTCTTTCTTGCTGGCGATATACCTGTAATCTATCTACGTTGGGATATGAGAAAGCCACATATTATCCTTCATGAAGCCTGCCATGCCGCACAATGGAAAGACAGAAACGGCCCAGCCAAGGATAGGGACGAATGGATCAGGCGCGAGAGGCAGTGCATGGCCATCGAGGACGCTTGGCTTAACAGATAATTTGGGATCTAGCTAGTTACGTCCCAATAGCTGCTAAAGCTGCTAACGTAAAAAAAATACCTAGCGCGTCAGCTTAAAAGTAGAAGATATTTTTGGATAGGTTTTTGGATAGGTATACATTATTTATATGTAAAATATATATATAAATCATACATTTAAATAAAATATTGGCGGAGAGAATGTCCGCCATTTTTGTGTTTATCAAATCCCTACAGTTCTTTTTCCTACCACACAAAAAGGTACCTAGCGCGCTATGTCCCCTTTTTTTCAACCACATTCTGCGTAAGCTAACCGGCTGGCTTACGCCGAAATACGCACATTCTCCGTTTGCTAGCCAGCTACGAAACGGAAAAAAGTGTGGCAAATAGGCTACATTGACACTTTTTTTTAATTATTTAGTAAAAAAGTGTTGATCTTGACTTTGAAATTTTATTAAATACTACTTATGGGCAAACGGAATTGGCCGAACGCTCTAATTTAGGAGAAAAAAATGAGCAAATTCAATAAAGTAGGTGAAGCACTAACATTCATTGGTGGCGGTAACTCTGTGTTTACCATTAAATCTCTTCAAACCAATAAGCACTTTACCTACAAAGTTTCCAGAGGCAAGGAAGATAATTCCCCTTACTTTGTTCGTGTGTTGGCTGGCCCTGATAATCAAAACTGGGACGCTAGTCAGTACATTGGATTCTTGCCAAGAATGTGGAAGTTCAATGCCAGAGTTGAAGGAAAAGAACCTTTGGTAGCTGGAAAAAAAGGCAAAGCTACGGCTCCATCATTCAAGGCTTTATTTTATGTTTTATTAAATTTATTACATTCTGGCGACGAAGATAGCCTTGAAGATCGTAAATTTGAAATTATGCACGAAGGACATTGCTGCCGTTGCAATCGCGCCCTCACGCATCCTGATAGCATCAAAAATGGCATTGGGCCAGAGTGCGCTAAACACTTTTAATAACGGGGCCTCGGCCCCTTTCCCCAGGAGAAGAAAATGAAAATAAACGAAATGATCAAAGCAACAATGGCACGTTTAAAAAAATTATCAGAAGAGTATGACTGTGACTATCCTCAAGCTGACGAAGTATTTGAAATTGATGGAGTTGGAATTGTTGTTTGTGAAGTAATGTCATCTACCTATATGACCAACTCTAGTTGGATGCGCCCACATTTCCGTATAACTTGGAGATTGAATCGCAAAAAAATATCAAAACAAAATTTAGCAAAAATTTTAGAAAAATAACCGACGGGGCTTTGGCCCCTCTTTTAAGGAGAAGAAAATGAAATCAAAAAAATTAGTATGTGAGAATTGCGAGAAAGCAACAAAGAACCTTCAGTTCTCCAAATGTGTGCAAGTAAAGGGCAAGCCCATGCTGGTATGCCCAACTTGTTCGGCGCGGCTTGAGCGTACTTATGGATACATATCGAGAAAAGTAGCTAGTTTTCTCGGTATCTAATCAAGAGGGGGCTTCGGCCCCACTTTTTAGGAGAATAAAATGAAATTAAAAGAATATGACATAGCCGTAATGGATCACAATCCAGATGCTATTGTGTGGCGCGTTACAAAGGTCATCGACAAAATTAACGTACAAGTTGTCAATGCATCTTTGAATAATTCAATTACATCAATTGTTCCGGCGAAAGATTTATTACCGATGACTATTCAACAATTGAGATCGTGGAACAGCAAATAACTAGGAGAATGGAATGGAAATGAATCAAACAGAATGGCTTAACCAGTTCAACGCATACAACCTCAGAAAGAAGTCGGCACTAAATGACCTCATGATGAGTGTTATGCAGTCAAGCATCGATCCGGCTCGTAAGACCGCCATGATGGACGTGTTGATTGAATTAATTGCAGGAGTTGACACAAAAGCGTCAATTTAGTTTATAATTACTCATCGGGCAAACTGATTAGCAGACAGCCCAAAACTTAGGAGAACAGTATGAAAAACGAAAACGTTATTGAAAGCATGGTTGACAAGCTCGGCGCTATCTTAAAAATAATCGACGATTACAAGCGCGACGCAGAAGTGTTTAAGGATCTGATTAAAAACTACTGTAACGAGCATGACGTTAAGAAAATCAACGGGCTGGTGTACAACGCCACTTACGTCGAAGCTAACCGCACAACGGTTGATTACAAAAAACTGTTAGAAGATATGGGCGTACCAAGCGATGTAGTTGCTAAGTACACCAAGACTACTGCGGTTTACAGTGTTAAGGTGAACGTCTAATGAAAGTAGATAAGCATAGGCAGGAACTTAGGCGTATGCGTGAGGCAGTGGCGGAAGCAACAGGAGAGCGCCACTGCTCTTACTGCAACAAATTCAAAACAACTGTTGGTGGTCAATGGAAGCAAGTACGCCACCAGCGCAGATGGATGTGTGAACCTTGTTACCAACTGAGGATATCAAAATGAAAATACTCAAAGTTAATTTGTTGTTCCTTGCAATGGCGGCAGACCGGGATCACGATATCCCAAACATTATTAAAGTTGATGGCAAATGGGCCTTCATTGAGCGAGACGATAAGGACTTGCCTCAATTGTTGGAATACGCCGGATACTTTGCCGAGCTTCAAACTGTTGACGTTGACAGCTACGAGTTCAATATGCACGTTGAGGGCAAGCGTTTTTGCCAACTCGTTGAGCCAGCAATGATAGAAAAGTACGAAAGCGATTAAAATGCTGGACATGATAAGTAAAAAGTTCAGCGTTCACCGAGAAATCGACGGCAAGAGTTGGCCAATCGTTGTCACGTTGATCGCGCTTAACTCCAGAGAAAAGAACATCCAAGTAGACGGCGCTGTTCTTGATGGGGCTGGGCTGTATCTGATTGAGAACGACGGTTACTCGGTTGTTGTTGAGGATCTGGCTTTTTACTTTCCCGAGATTGAAATGTACGACAAAGAAGAACGCGAAGAAGCGTTTGATAATTACGCAGAATTATTAGTCATGGCTGGAGACTGTACACCAATACCATCTATGCTGTGCTAATATAACCGACGTGCGACCGGATTGTCCGACCGCACATAACTATGGAGGCCTTATGGCTATTAACTTAAAAACAACGTCGTCTGTTGCGGCGACCGGAGTCAAGATGCTCGTTTACGGGCAGGCTGGCGCTGGTAAAACAACATTAATTAAGACCATGCCAAATCCGATAATCCTGTCGGCAGAAGGCGGTCTTTTGTCAATTAACGATGCTGATATACCGTACATCGAGATTGGCAGCATGGCGGACTTACGCGATGCATATACATGGCTCGGAGAGAACTCTAAGGACTTCTCATCCATCGCCATTGATAGCATCTCTGAGATCGCCGAAGTCGTTCTTAACTACGAAAAGAAAAACACGAAAGATCCTAGGCAGGCATACGGCTCGATGCAAGAGCAGATGACGGACTTGATCCGAGCCTTTCGTGATATCCCGATGCACGTCCTCATGACCGCCAAGCTAGAAAAGATGACGGATGAGCTTGGGCGTGTTTTGTACGCACCATCGATGCCGGGCAACAAGATCGGTCAGCAACTGCCGTACTTCTTTGATGAAGTGCTGGCGTTACGGATTGAGAAGGATGCCGATGGCAACACATGGCGCGGGATAAAGTGCGTTGGCGATGCCTCATGGCAAGCAAAGGATCGTTCTGGCAAGCTCGATGAATGGGAGGCTCCTGACATTGGCCAATTAATCCAGAAGATCGGAGGGCATAATGGATGAGTTCGCACAACTCTCGGAAGCGTGGCTCAACGCCAAAGAACGGGAAAGGCAAGCAGTTAACGACAGACGATCAGTTGAGGATCGCTTGGCAGAAATACTGGAACTTGACGAAACCGTTGAAGGTACAGTCAACATCGAAAAAGGACGAATGAAAGTAAAAGTGGTTAATCGATTGAATCACAAAGTCGATGCAGACAAGTTGCAAGACATTGCAAATGAGTCTGGATTGAGTGACCACTTGCCGACATTGTTCCGATGGAAGCCAGAAATAAATATGTCCAGTTGGCGTAAAGCTGACGAAGGCATTACCAAAGTATTGTTAGGCGCTATTACAACTACACCTAGCAGACCTAGTTTTTCAATTTCTTTAGAAGGAGAATGATATGAGTGATTTAGATTTTGATTCTTATGATTTGGTTATTGATGATGAACCAAAAGAATATACAACTTTACCTGACGGCTGGTACGACGCTCGCATTATGGGAGCCGAATTAAAAACTACCAAAGCTGGTAATGGACGCTTTATTTCAGTAAGATACGACATTATTGGTAATGATTACGCTGGTCGCGTTGTGTTTGGAAACGTAACAATCAACAATCCAAATGCACAGGCTGAGGCAATCGGAAGGAAACAGTTGAGTCAAATTGCTGCGGCAGGAGGACTGTCAAGTTTACCGAAGAATACCGACGAGCTAATTGGTATGGACTTAAAAATTAAAGTCACTACCAGAGCCGCAACGGATCAATACGCCGCACAAAACGACGTGCGCGATTGGAAACCTCTGACCGGGGGATCGCCAGTTCCAACTGCTCAAAAGGCGGCCAATGGAACAGCGCCTTGGGCTAAACGGTAGGAGAAGATAATGTCTAAAAAAGAAGTAAAAATGGCTATCAAAAACATTGGAAGCCAAAAGAAAACAGCAGAATTGTTGAATGTTAGTCAACAATATATAAGTAATTGCGTAATGAGAGGATATTTCCCAATTAGCCACGCAAAAAAAATTGCAGATAATTCAAACATTCATCCAATACATTTAATAAATCCAGAAGTTGAAAAGTTTGCAATTGATTTAGTTTTTCCAAATCAAAATGGAGAAGGAGAAAGTTATGTCTAAAAAAGAAGTCAAAGAGGCAATTGAAATTCTTGGCGGACAAAGAAAAGTCGCAAAATTACTAAAAGTTACTCAGCAATATGTTAGTAATTGTTGTATAAGAGGATATTTTCCGCCTGTTCATGCAAAAAAAGTTGCGCATCACGCTAAAGTTAATCCAATACATTTAGTGTCTCCAACTCTTGAAAATTTCATGATTGATTTTATGTTTCCAATAGATGATGAACCACGAGGTAATGAAAATTATCAAGAAATTGACAGTAATCATCCTTATCATCCAGCTTTTGGACTTGTTTAACAAGGGGGCTTCGGCCCCTTTTCTTTAGGAGCATCATGAGCAAAATAGTCGAACTGATAGATAAATACCATGCAGAAAATACTGACACTCAGCGTGGACACATGGGCGGATCATTGCTTGGACACAAATGCGAAAGATATCTCTGGTATATGTTTCGTTGGACTTTTGCTGAACATTTCCCGGGGCGTATGCGTCGTTTGTTTAGGCGCGGCCAACTGGAAGAACGAGTTATAGTCTCAGACTTACGCGCCATTGGAATTGATATTCGTAACGTTGGCGACAATCAATCGAAAGTAGAGTTTGGTACGCACGTTAGCGGCAGCGTTGACGGAATCATTTATCGAGGAGTGCCGGGACACGAAGATGAAAATTTTATTGCTGAGTTCAAGACGCACAACAAGAACTCATTTAACAAAGTAGCATCAAGCGGAGTCAAGGAAGCCAAGCCGATGCATTACGCGCAAATGCAAGTGTATATGCTTGGCAAGAAGATTTATAAGGCGTTATACGTTGCCGTTTGTAAGGACAATGACGAGTTATATACCGAGATAGTTGATTTCGACGAACAGTTTGCGGAAAGGTTATTACATAAGGGCAATGTAATTACATTAGCAAATGAAGCTCCACCGAGGATATCTAACGATCCTAGCTGGTTTGTTTGTAAGGGATGCCCGGCTCGACACATTTGCCACGAAGGGCAACCGACCAAGCAAGTCAATTGCAGAACGTGCGCTCACTCAACGCCAAAAGAAGATGGAACATGGGACTGCGAAAGGTTTAATGCTGAAGAGATCCCAGAGGACTTCCAGCGTAAAGGATGCGACTCCCACGTCTTGCATCCTGACGTTGTGCCCTGGACTCGATTAGAGAGCAGCGATCCTAACGAGGCCGTATGGGAGATCAATGGGCAATTTATCAGGAACGGTGAGGGCGATGCGAACACATACGCCAGTACAGAACTTGTAAGCAATCTTGATGCTTGCTTGAAGCCAGATCAATTTATCTCTGATTTACGTTTTGATGGCGGGAAGATAATAGGATGAAACCAGTATTAGACGCTTGTTGCGGCGTAAGAATGATGTGGTTTGATAAAGAAGATGATAGATGTTTATTTGCAGATCAAAGAGAGGATGAATTAAAAATAGATCATTGGCCTTCACAACTAGGCAGGGCTTCTAAAAAAATTAAACCAGATCAAATACATGATTTTAGAAATATGCCGTATGAAGATGAGTCTTTTTATCATGTTGTGTTTGATCCACCTCATGTAAAAAAAATATGTTCAAAGTCTATTATTGCTTTTGTTTATGGATCATTAAATGAAGAAAAATGGAAAGAAGATTTAACAAAAGGCTTTGCTGAATGTTTTAGAGTTCTCAAAAAAAATGGAACATTAATATTTAAATGGAATGAAGTACAAATACCTTTAAGAGAAGTTTTAAAATTAACGCCAGAAAAACCTTTGTATGGTCATAGGTCTGGAAAAAAAGCAAACACCCATTGGATAGCTTTTATAAAAAAATAATTACTAAATGCTTCGCAAGTATCAACAAAGAGCTATTGATCAACTATACGACTGGTTCCGCGCTAATAAGTACGGCAATCCGTGCATAGTATTACCAACCGGGAGTGGCAAGTCTCACGTTGTCGCGGCGATATGTAAAGATGCCGTAGAAAACTGGCCTGAGACTCAAGTCTTAATGGTCACTCATGTAAAAGAGTTGATCGAGCAGAACGCAGAAAAAATGTTACTGCACTGGCCGGATGCGCCGTTAGGAATATATAGCGCAGGAATTGGGCGTAAAGAACTCCATCAGCAAATCACTTTTGCCGGAGTTCAGTCTATCAGAAACAAGGCCACCGAAATAGGTCACATTGATCTCATGATTGTTGATGAGGCGCACCTGATATCGCATAACACTGATACCAGCTACCGGAAGCTGATCCATTACTTAAAGATCATTAATCCAGCCATGCGAGTAATTGGCCTGACCGCAACTCCGTATCGATTGGGGCATGGCATGATCACTGACAAGCCCGGCATATTTGATGCGCTAATTGAGCCTACCAGTGTTGAGTCGTTGGTCGAGGATAAGTTTTTAGCGCCTCTTAGATCAAAGCTAACAGGAACCAAGTTAAGTGTTGCTGGCGTACATAAACGTGGCGGAGAGTTTATCGAGAAAGAGTTGCAAGAGGCCGTTAATAAGCAACACACTAACGAAGGCGTTGTTGCCGAAGTGATTAAACTGGCCGAGGATCGCAAGGCTTGGTTATTCTTTTGCGCTGGCGTAAAACACGCCAGAGCCATAAAAGACATACTTATCCACAACGGCATAGCGGCCGAGTGCATCACCGGAGACACCATAAAGCCAGAACGTGAGCGTATTATCAGCGAGTTTAAGTCTGGCAAGATACGGGCGCTAACCAACGCCAATGTGCTAACTACTGGCTTTGACTATCCAGACATTGATCTTATCGCAATGCTGCGTCCAACAATGTCTCCCGGCCTGTACGTCCAAATGGCTGGGCGCGGGATGCGAATCAAGAGCCATACCGATCATTGCCTAGTTTTAGACTTTGCTGGCGTAGTTCAGATGCATGGCCCGATAACCAGAGTGGAGCCGCCAAATAAGCCCGGGAAAGGCACTGGAGAGGCTCCAGTAAAGGTATGCCCAGAGTGCGATAGTTTAGTTGCCCCAGCCGTCAAAGTATGCCCAGACTGCGGATACGAGTTTCCTCAGCCGAAAGAGAGGCGCATGAGGCTTCACGACATAGATATCATGGGCCACAATAACGACGGATTTGCCGTTCTTGATTGGCAATGGTCTAAGCATAGGTCGAGAACCAGTGGCCGGGATATGGTAAAAGTGCAGTATTATTCTAAAATACTGGCCGATCCCATAATTGCAGAATATTTCCCGATAATGCATGAAGGATACGCCGGGAACATGGCAATAAGTAAGTTGGCAAGCATAGCCATCAAATCAGAGATTGATGTGAAGTTTCTGAATACAAGCAATTTGGAGGATATCTGCTACATTATGAATAAGGGCAAGCCGCCAAATGAGATTTTCTACAAGAAGGAAGGCAAGTATTTCAAAGTCGTCCAACGAAAATGGGCGAAGTGAACACGTCGAGCAACGGGAGTTTGTAAGCTGGTTCAGAAAGACCTACAAAGCCAAGATAATAGCGATACCAAACGGCGGCCAAAGAAACATCGTAACCGCCGCACGTCTCAAGGCCGAGGGCGTAACTCCCGGAGTCCCAGACCTGTTCGTCCCGGAATGGCTACTTTGGATTGAAATGAAGAAAAAAAGTGGTGGTAGCGTTTCTGCAAGCCAGCTAGAATGGCACAATTATTTAAAATCTATTAATCAAAGTGTTATAGTATGCCGAGGCTACGAAGATGCTCAGTGCCAAGTCGAGAATTTTGCTAAGGAGGTGGCGTATGAAAAATGACAATATTTCTGCATATTTGAAAGAAAACAGGGAAAAGCTAGGGATTACTCAGAGAGAACTGGCAGATGCCTTAAACATTCATTACAAAACCATTAGCAAATGGGAAAACAAACGCTCGATCCCTAACGATAAAATAATGCAAGAAATAGAAAGAATTTTTGCAAATGCCAACCAGAACGAGTCATTTAAAAAGATCAACGTTTTTGGGATATTGGCAATAATATGCTCATTGTTGTTTTTGTTTTTGATGTATATATCTGTTAAATGACGAGCATTAATCTACGCAAATTTAAGAAGCGTATAAAGCACATAAGGTTTGGGCCATACTACATGGTAGCTACGGGCAAAGAACGCTCTGGAGAGCCTCTATTTACGTTTATAGACGGCAAATTATATACAGCCTCTGAGGCGCTTGCCTTGGCTAAGAAATATGGCTATGATTCAGTGGATCGAGTGTATGAGGCATTTAATTCACTCGGTTAACTTTCATACTCCTCCTACTCAAGCCCCGCGTTTTGGGGCTTTTTTTATGGCTTCTGGACTGAATCTAATTTCCTTAGATATCCAAGCCTTCGGAATATGCATTTTGGCGTTTGATTCTTTTTTGGATATTACTGAGGCAACGCAAATGGCCCTGTCATCCTCGGCCACAATGAATCCGAGAGTGTAGCAATCATGAAGCTCTGGTTTCTTAGTTTCTTCCCAGCCTGAGTCCGCCACAGCGTCAACCCATTCAAGATATATACACTCTCGATTCACCTGTTTAGCCTCCATATTTAGGCTATTTTTTCTTCTTACCTGCCTTACGTTTGACCGCATAAGCTATGGCAACTGCCTGTTTGGGCGGCTTTCCAGCCTTAATTTCAGCTTCAACGTTCTTTTTAAAGGCTTTTTTTGATTTGCTTTTAACCAGAGGCATTAGTATCCCTTTTTAGCCTTGGCTTTTCTCGGCTTTTTTTTAGCTGCTTTTTTCATCATACATTCTCCGGCGGCCATGCATTTCTTAGGATTTGGGCAAGTAGGGCAAGTTTTCATTTTTTAAGCCTCCGATAAGTAGGAAATATCGACCATGATAGTTTAACAATAAAACAATAAATTCTCTTTACAGCCATTGAGAACTTCATCTTCCTATTAAATCTTTTTAAATACTTTGCTGCCTTAATTATAGCCTCTGGATTGTCATTAAATAGCCCAAGCCCAGTGTTACATTTCTGGCAAAGCAATCCCCGTATTTCACCATAATAGTGGCAGTGATCAACTGATAATTTTTCTCTCTCAGTTTGCTTGCCGTCAACGCCACATATCAGGCATTTATTGCCTTGCCTAAACGCCATTTCAACGTATTGGCGGAATGTGATTCCATAGACGCTTTTATAACGCGCATTACGCCTAACTAATGGATCAGACAATTACTTTTTTTTGACTGTCTTTTTTGATTTTTTGAAAGCGGCGGCAGTTGGAGCGCCTTTAGTCCCGGGCTTTCTCATTTTCTCTTTTGATCCAGCCTCAATTCTTTTACGCTTGGCGTGAATGTTTGCGTAGAGTCCTCGTTTCATCATTTACTCTTTTTATGTTTGTTAGCAAAATTCCTTGCGGCTTCAACACTTCCAAAGCCCCAAGCCTTCAACGCCAGTGCCTTACGAGTTGGACGGCCTTTTTCATCTTTCATTGGGCCAGCCATCCCGGCAAACCTAGCGGCAAAAGATACACGTCGAGGATTGGTTCCAGACTTAACTGGAGCCTTCAAGTCTCCGCCCTCTTTTTTCTCAAAGTATTTACGGCCTTTTTCGTTCAGGCCACCTTTTGGATTTTGATAGACTTTTTTAACCATTAGACATTTCTTTCAAAATGTGGGCAGTCAACAAGTGATTTGAAATTACCGCCCCATCTGTTTTTAGGATCGAGAGATTCCCAGTAGTCACCTAGCTCTGCAATTGTTTTTCTGTCCCAGATAATCTTGCCATCCTTAAAGAAAAACAAATCAATAGCGCATCGCTTAATGTGATTGCTGTTCATTGTTTTTGATCTGCCAGTTTTGACGTATATGGCTTGCTGCTCAGGAGTCCTATGTAGTTCCCCGCCAGTGACCATGAATCCTTTTTCGGTGGCGTACTGAATTAGCTTGCAGGCATCTAATAAAAAAGCGGCTTGTTCTTCAGAGAGTTTCATTTCTTACCTCTCAGTTCCATAACTTTTTCTACAGTCCTACCGCCGAAGTACGCCGTCATAACTAGCATTCCCCATTGCCCCAATAGGCTTACATAACTCTCGTTAATATCTATCCCGTTGGCGCTGAGTCCTGCAAACAGCAAGTAAGCGGTAAGGATGTACACCAGAGTCAACGGCCTAATATTCTTTGACATCCATGAGTCGGATGCCATATCAGCAGACCAACGAGTAGATACGTTGTTATCTTCGTTTCTGGCGGCATCAATCAGAACTTTAAGTTCCTCTTGCTCTAGCTTTGCTTTTTCTATACCAAGCTCAAGCAGTTTTTCTTCATGCTCAAACTGCAATTGACGCATCTTTTCAATGTCAACATCGCTTGGATTATCTGGGATCGTAACTCCTAGAGTCTTTTCGACTACCTGTTTGCCCTTCGCTTGAATGGCCGAGGACAAAAGACCAAGGCCATTTTCTGCCAAACTACCAAGCAATGCTCCTAGTATTGGAATCATCTTTTAATTATCCCTAGTTCGCCTACTTTGGTGAACGCTATAGCTAAAACAAATGCTCCGACTCCGGTAAGAACTGCCTCAGATCCGTATGAATGATCATGTGCAAATGCGTCAACAACCGCAGTAATGGTTCCTACAATCCAAGCCAATATCCATTTGTTATCAGTTGGCTTAACCATGTTACATACAAACAATGCAACCATAGTTGCCAAACCAACTTTAAATGCATTTGCAAAATGAGCAAAACTTAGTACCGCTAGATTGCCTTTTACCATCATGACCATGCATGACAAAAATGCATCTCTAAAACCTTTAGATGATTCTTTTGCTTTTTCAAACAATTCGCTAAAAAACATTATTTTCTCCTTATCTAAATAAAGGACTTTTTGGCTTAGATTTTTTTGCTATCTTTGCCAATTTTTTACGTTTACTTAACTTCTTTCGTTTTGGGACCGGCTTTACTTTTGCATCAAAAGATTTAACTCTTGCCATTACTTGTCAACCTTGCTGTCTAACTTAGAATCAATTGAATCTAATTTATCAATAATTCTATCGATAAATCTTTCAAACTCTTGGCGCTTAACATAGCTTCCGGCAACTAAGACTTCAACTTCACTGAGTCTAGTTTGTAGTCTTGATTGAGCTTTTTGTATGTCACGAACAGCCATCCATATAAGATGCCCAAAAAATCCGATTGCTGCGCTTACCGCAGACAAGGCCCAGTTAATTAAAGTCTGATCCATTAGTATTTGCCTTCCCAAACTCTAAACTTGTTAAAGTCGCCTGATAACATTTTACGCTTAATGACCTCTTGGGCCGCGCCATGATCAGACCAGTCCACTCCGGCTTCCTTGAGCCATTGCGACATTATATGCATTGGGATACGGCCTACCAGTCTTTTGTCTCCAGTTTGCCCCAGTCCAGAATGCTTAATCTCCTCTACTTGGCGTAATACAGGCTCATTGTCATAAACCTTTTCAATAGTCAGAGTATCTCCGCCGTCATCGTGATGGACTATTTCTTTGATTTTCAAAACAAGCTCCTAAAAAAAGGGGGGCATTTAGCCCCCCCGTATCAATTAAGATACTGTGTTGTCGAACACACCGCCTGATGCTTTCTCGTTGTTACATACGAGAGTAAGCTCAGTAACGATTGCGCGTCGAGTTGAGTCAGAAGTTTTAGCAAGTTCCATGTTCTTTGTAGGACGTAGAACTGCAACTGACCACATATCATCTTGCATGATAAACACGTCACGAGAACGGTTCTCACGAGATGGCATGAAGTCTACTGTTCCCCAAGGCGTTACATAAACATCAACTGCCTTGATAACAGCATTTGTTCCACCAACTGATGCACCAATCGTTGAGCGCTGGTTGTTCATGCCGGTGAAGGCAAGAGCTTTGTTCATCTGGAATGCTGAGAGATAAACAGTGTTTGGCTTGCCGCCTTGCTCCCAAATTGACTGCATGACAGTGTCAAAGTCAGTTTGGTTGAATGCGGTAAGAGTGGTTGTCTCATCAGTACGAGCATCCGTTCCGTCACCAGTAGCGTCAGCACCTTCGTTGTCACCAAAAACAGTGTTGGTGATCAACCAAGTTGGAGCGCCAGCAAGTTCACGAGCAGTTGTGCTGTTACCAGCAACGCGAGCGTTGTTGTCAAAGAGAGCCTTCTCAATGTCAAGTTTCTGCTCTTTAGCAGTCTTGAGCATTTGATAAGCAATCTCTGATGCACGACCAGCTTTTTTCAGACCTGAGTCTGTATCTGGAACTGACACTGCATCAACGAAGATTTGAGTGTAGTTACCTTGTCTGGTAGTTGCGGTACGAGCGTTAGCGGTAATCTCGTCGCCTTCAACGTGTGCGTTAGCTGCTGAAGAACGAAGAGCGTCTGTTTGCCACTCATGATAAGTGTTAGATGCTTTTACTTTCTTACACTTTGAGTAGAAAGGTGTATCTTCCAATTGTTACACCAAAGCTCTTTATCTTTGGCTCTCCTCGTTTCTGAGGAGTATCGGACTATATCTTCATCCCGTAGGATGTCGCGCACTCGTGGAGTTTTACTGTCCGTTCTGGACTCCATACTCTAGTCTCTGAACCTTCACCGTATTCCTACGGCGCTTGGCTTCTGATTGGCTTATTGTTTCCAACTTAGCGTCCCAGAAATTCACGCGATTATCAATCCCGAATTACTTCAGGTTGGCCCCAAGAATTAAAGGCGATACGTCATATATGATATCTGAGAGATCCTCTCTGATACCGACAGCATCATAGCTGTCAAAAGTGTTACTTGGTTGTGCCATTTTATGACCTCACTTAGTTATTCATTAACAATTAAAGCGAGAGCATCTTCGATGCGCCCACTTGTTTTAAATTTGGCTTTTCGCCGTTCCATAGCCTTGACATTAGTGTTTTGTACCTTCTTAGCTCCCGGTCTGATAACTGGTTTCGCGCCCTTAGCTTTTTGCTCGGCTTTCGACTTGCCAGCGACTATCTCGCGGTACTTGATGGCATCGTTTAAAACTCTAATTGCTCGGTGATCCATTATTGAGCCGATCTCTTCTTCGGTATAACCGTAAAAGTTTTGACCGCCATCCAATAATTTGCCCTTGAGCTTGGTTGCTTTTTGCGCGTCACCAAAGTCAGGGATAACATTTGCCAACGATTGCATTTCTTGTTGCAAATAAGCCTGTACAGCGCGTTCACGAGCCTGCTCACTTTGTTGCATGATCTGGCTCATTTTTCCTTGCTGCTGGTTGTATTGCTCCATTGCCTTATCGTATCTTGCCTTTTGCTCAATGTATCCAATTGGATCATCGCTCAAAAGATCGTCAGATGGTGGATTAGGCTTTGACAAGAACTGCCCTTGTTGCATCTGTTGATACATCTCAACGAGTTGCTGTCTTTCGGCTAAAAGTGCAGAGTAAACCTCTTCAGTTTGTTTTCTGTTGGCGGCTACTTCTTGCATCCCTTTTTGGACGTACTTCTGGCCAGAATAACCACGCTTGAGATCCTCTAAGGTTACCCGTTCTTCTTTTCCGTCAACCTTGACAGAAAAATATACAGGTTCTTCAGAATCGGCTTCGTCATCTGTTTCGTCGTCATCGTCCTTCGCTTCGACTTCTACTTCATCTTCCTCGCTGTCGTCGTATTCAGCGTCATCAACATCCTCTGATTCCGATGCTTCCACCTCTGGAGATACATCCTCAGATTCAGTAATATCTTCTTGCTCTAC